AGACCCCTGTGTTGCTCTTAAACCATGTTTATGATGATCCTAGTGCAATGCATCCATCCAAGATTAAGAACTTCGGTGGTGGAAAGAAAGCTAGGTTCATGCCTAGGGTAGTTGTCCAATGTACTCATAAATTTGAAAAAGAAACTCCTTCTGGAGCACAAGATAAAAATGCTTTCTTCCAAGGTAATGCTCTTTCGTTCTTTACATGTAAAACTAATAATGTTAGACCATTCCTGAATTGTACAATGACAAATAATTTCTTAGAGGTAGACGACCCCTTTGATGGTTTATTTGAAGTTGCTGTTGGATATAAACTTATTGAACAAAGTGGACCACGTTATAAAGTTCCGCTGTACTCTGGAGATAAAAGTTGGTTCAAGAAAGAACTACTTAATGATAAAAAAGTTAAAGACGAGATGTGGAAAATATTACTTCCTTTAGTTGATGAAAAAAGTAAAAAAGATTTGGCATTTACTTCTGAGGAATATGTCATTGAAGAACCGACCGAAGAAGATTTGAAAGAACTGAAAACATCAACTGAAAAAGAGTAATCTACCATGTATGAAATTACCTCGTTTAAGAATCAAGAGAAACCAGAACCAAATTTAGACTTACCTAATGATTATGTGGAAAGGTTGATACTAAAGAAATTTATGACTGATCCACAATATACGCCATTTATTGCTGAAAATTTTAAAGAAGAGTATTTCGACAATAGTACTATTAAATGGGCTCTACATGTTGGTTCTAGGTATTACAAAGAATATAAAAGTATTCCACCTATGGAATTATTGACTAACTTATTAATTGGTTTAGGTAAAAACGAAGAAGCAAGTTTAGTTGCATCCTACGCAAATCTAAATGTAGAAGCTGATGATTTATTTATCCAGTCATCAATTAAAGGATTCTATCAATCAAAAGCTTTTTTCTATTTGATTTTCTCCAATTCAGAAAAGATAATGCGAGATAGAACAGTAACGCCATATATTAATGAACTTCAAAGAATTTCTGGATTAGATTTCAATTTTGATTTAGGATTCAATTACTTTGAAAATATCGAAGAACATATCTTTGATTTAACTACACCAGAAAAAAGGTTGGATACTGGATATGAACAACTAAATAATCTATGCAATGGTGGATTTCCTGAAGATGGCAAATGTTTAATCGTTCTTATGGCACAAGCTGGTTTAGGTAAATCTATGACTATGCACAATCTAGCTTCCAATATGATTCCTCTAGGTAAGAAAGTTCTAATTGTTTCCTTAGAGATGACTGAACAAATATACTCTCGAAGAATATCAGCAAACATGACTAAGCGGTGTATTGATTCTTTAGATGATGAAGATAATATTGATGCTATAAGAAAAAACGTTGAAAATATAAATACTATTGATGGTGCTGGATTAATTATTAAAGAATTTCCGCCAAGTGCATTACGAGCATTAACTTTAGGTAACTATATTGAAAGATTAATTTTGTCTGGATTCAAGCCGGATATTATCTTTGTTGATTATTTAAACTTAATGATGCCGAATAATGCGGTTAATGGTGGTGGGAGTTATGAAAGAGTTGGTGATATAGCGAAAGAACTTAGAGCACTTAGTTATATGTTTGAAATCCCAATTATTTCCGCTACGCAGAGCAATCGTGGCGGCTTTAATTCTTCAGACATAGATATGGAGAATATATCTGAATCGGCTCAGATAGCTCATCATGCGGATGCTCTGTTTGCTTTACATTCAGATATAGAAACAGCCCCGAATGATTTTTATTTAAAAGTATTAAAAAATAGGTTTGGTGGAAAAATTAACTCTCGGATACAATTTAATATGAACTATGATAATCTTAGATTAACTGAAATAGATTTTAATCGAAATCCTGAACCAGAACAACTAACCGAAACCAATTCTCTAGTTGAAGATATAACGAAAGAATTAAGTATCTAAAAGGAACCAAAAATGTTATACACGATTGATGGTGATTTTCATACAGACATGTCAGAAGTAATAGATTCACCAGAAGTTAAATTGAGATTATTGCGGTATTTCGATTTACTACCAGAAGAAGAAGATCACGATGAGGAACTTGGTTTAGTTTTATTTAAGTTACTTAAATCAAAATCGGATGATATGAATAATGTTCTTAATTTAGTTGATGCAAATTTAGAAACAATTTATCGAGTTAGTTTTAATTTAACACCAGATAAATGGACATCTCGAATGATCAAAAAATCAATGAAAGAATATTCTAAGTATATTAAATCTGGTGGTAGAGTTGTTAATGAAATAGAACCAAGTGTAATAGAGATTCTCGAATTGAAGAAAAAATTAATTAAATACTTTAAATTAAAAATAACCAAAGATGAAGATCAAGATTTAAGTAATGATTTATTAAGTAAAATTGAGTGGTTAAAATTACAATCTAAAGCAACTAAGAATTTAATTTATAAAAAATTAGAAATTGAAGAAAAGGTTTTAGATAAATTAATTAAACATTTAGGTGAACTTAAAGAATCTTTTGGGGGTTAAAGAAACTCCATAAGACCTTCAATATGTTTGTACTCTAAATCCACAGCTTTCTCAACCATTCTAGTCAAATTGTGGCTATCGGTGATATATAAAAAATCTTTATAAAATTCTATTAGTTTATTCTTCTGCTCTATTAATTTACTAACTATTTCATCATCACCATTTTCTTTATCTATTAAGGTAATATTTGCTAGATTAGTAAACTCTCTTTCTGATTTTGGAATTTCTACTTCTTTATTTTTAGCATACTTCATAATTTTATCTAAGATGAGATCTTCCTGTTTAGCTATATTAGATAAAATTCGTTTCAGCTTAGGAGTTTCAACAGTTTCAACTAAATCCTCAAACTGTATAGCCATTAAAAGTTTATTGCTTATTATTGTAAGGATATCTTTATTCATAAAATTGTACCTGATAGGGTTACATCTGTAACTAATTTAATTACAATATACCCGATAAGTGATAATTATTCATAACTAGCTAAAATTTCAATTAACTGTGAAGTAGTTTTACTCTGCAAAGCAATTTTCTCATCAACAGCAGATTTTACTATTGAAGTTACTGTACTATCGCCAAGTGAAACTAATCCAGATATATTATCAACATGAATATAATTTCCAGCAATATCAAGTAAATCTCTTCCACCTATTGATTGTCCAATCACATAAGCAGTTGCACCAGACATGTTATAAGCATATGCATCACCAATTAAGGGGAATATATTTTCTTCAAATGATAACCCAGAGGACAATTCAACCGAAGTTGCTTGGTCTATATTTGGGTATATGGCTTCAATTATTTCCTGTTTCTTGCTTGTGTCAATAACCCATTCATTGTTATCATTAAGTTTATGATATTTGGATGGTTTTTCTTTTATGTTTTTATTAATAATTGCATTATCTGGATTAAAATATTTTACTTTATTATATGTTGTAATTTGATTTCCTGAAATATTCATATCATCTGAAACAGCGTTTAGAACTATTACATCGTTATTTAAAATTGCTTTTATCGTATCCATTTAAAACCCCCTAAAGTTTAATTGCGTGGAATAAGAAATTACTATCTGTTGCTAAACTAGCTCCCACGGATTGGTCTACATAAGTTATAATATTACTAGCGGTATTATTAGTGAAAATTCCTGTAGCCCCAGATAGCACATAATTATTAATTCCATCATTAACTGCGTAGGTGCTAACTTGCACAAATACAAGATAGCTTCCGCTGTCTGTAATGTTTAATTGATAATTTCCAGCAGAGTTTCTTGATACAGACCAATTCCCAGAACCCGCATTGGCTATTGAACCAGTCGAACCAGTAACAGCACCATATACAGATACACCAGATTGATTTTCAACCCAATCTGGATTTTCTTCAGCACCTCTAGTTTCTAATACATATCCAGATGTTCCAGCATTCAGAGCAACCCAATTTGTTCCATTATAATAAACAATATCACCTTGAGTTCCTGATGGAAGAGAGATAATATCACCAACAGAATCTTCTAGTGTATCAACATCTCCAGATACGGTCATTAAATCTTCATATAAATCTAAGTCATTTGCTAATAGCCGAGATGTTCCACGATTCAATACCTGATCCGTTGGATACTCAGAAGCATTAACTTTTACATCTGCTAAAGTTGGATAGGGTAAACTCATAATTTTATATTTTCCTGTAAATTAATTTGTTCTTTTCTATTATTTATAAAAGTTTGTTCTTTTTTATAAATAATAGAAAAGAGATGCTCTTCTAGTCCACATAAACTAGAAGACTCTGGTGAGAAAGTTTACCAGATGACATCTCTGTAATATTTATAATATAAGAGAAAGTAAACAAATGTCAAGTAAAACTACAATTAAATCAACTAAGACTTCAATAAAATTTTCTAACACTAATAAGAAAAACACCATTAAAGAAATTATCTCTGAATATAAAAGAGTAATGAAAGAGTTTATTGACATTTTGTGGATCATTGATGATACACCAGATTTTATTAGTAAAAAAATATACTCACAAGTTGATTCGTGGTTCACTGCGGCTTTACTTCAAAATGCAGCTAGACAAGCATCTGGTATAGTTAGACAGTGTAAGGGTAAACAAGTAAAAAGAAAATTTGTAATTAATAAACTTATTTCTGAAAATAAACTAAAGAGAGCTAGAAAACTTCAAAAAATATATGATGGTATTTCTATCTCTAAACCGAAACTAAATAATGTTGGATTAACATTAGGTGGTAGATTTGCCATAATGGATTTTGATAACCAAACTTCATTTGATGGTTGGATTACTTTAAAATGTATTAGTAAAGATATACGATTGAAGATTCCATTCAAGAAAACTAAACACTTCAACAAACTATTATCTCTAGGAAAACTAAAGAGCGGAATTAGATTATCTAATAAAAATATAACTTTCATGTTTGATGTGCCCGAAATAAAAAAGAAATCAACGGGATCAACTTTAGGAATAGATATTGGATTAAAAAATGTAATTAGTTGTTCCAATAGTCATATATCTAAAATAAACTCACATGGACATGACTTAAATTCAATCTGTTCTATTCTAGCTAGAAAGAAAGGAGAGAGTAAAGGATTCAAGAGAGCTCAAGCACACAGAACCAACTATATTAACTGGTCTATAAATCAGTTGAACTTAGATAAAGTAAAGCAAGTAAATATAGAAGAAATTAAATATTTAAGATATAAAAACAAAACATCGAAAAAATTAAGTCATTGGACTTACACAGACATCTTTGGCAAGATTGAATCTTACTGTGAGGAACATGGTGTCCATGTTCTGAAAGTAAATCCAACTTATACCAGTCAACGTTGTAGTAACTGTGGATTTACTCGTAAAAGTAATCGTAAGGGAAAACTATTTAAATGCTCTGAATGTGGTTATACCACGGATGCAGATTTAAATGCTTCCATTAATATTTCTTTGAGGCTGAAACCTATATGGAAGAAGCAACGACTGAAACAAATGAATAGAGTAGGTTTCTATTGGTTAGTTGAGGGACAGGATTGTATAGTACCTGTTGTATAAAAAATATATTTTATTTAAATATATAACTATGGTCGCGCCAATTATTTATAAAATTTTTGACTTTTAAATTTTAAAGAGTATTATAATAGTAACTAACTATAAGGAAAATTAAAATATGATAAAATCGAGCTTTGATATTTTCAGTGATATTTTAACTAAGAAAAGTGGTGGAACTCTACATTTAGAGCCAGAATTTAATAAGATATGTAGTAACTTCATGTTATGTAGGATTGCAAGTATGCGTAACGAACTAACTCCACTAATAAGTATACTAAACAAATATCAGGGAAAGTGGACTCCCAAGCAAATGTATCTATTTTTGTTTAAGAATATAAAACAAACAAGCAATGTTTTTACCAAATACATCAAAAATCCTAAGAAAATAAAGGAGAAAACTAAACCGAAAAAAGAGGCTGGATTCATATTGATTTAAAAACGTGAGCGAATTTTATAAATAATATAAAACAATTAGGTTTGTAAATGGAAAAATCTAAAATTAAAAAAGAAGAAGCGATGCCAGCAACAACGTCTTCGGGTCCGATTATTAGTGCCGATCCGAGTTCGCCTGAGGCTGTTTTTACGCCAACTCGACAATCTTTAACCAAAAATAAGGACAAAAAGAAAATGGAAAAGTCAAAAGTGAAGTCAATCTGTGCTAAAGTTCTCAGCGAATCTGATGGTCAACTTGCTAGTATTTTGGAATCCGTTGAAAATTCTGATGGTGCTATCCTTGAAACAGAAAAAGTTTCTATGATTGCTGAATCTGTTGAAGAACAGGAAGCTAAAATTATTGAAGAAGCTAAGAAGAAAAAAGACGAAGATGAAGATGGAAAAGAAATCGTCAAAGAAGCTTCCGAAGAAACTGAAACTGAAACTGAAGAAGTAGTTGAAGAAGCTAAAAAAGATGATGATAAAGTTGAAGACGTCAAAGAAGCTACTCCTAAAGAATTGAAAGATGCTTTGATGAAACTTATTGATGCCGCTGATGCCGCTAAAGCCATTCTTGGTCTTGGTGATGCAGTAGAAAAAGTTGAAGAATTTGAAGAAGAATTCATGGACGAAAAGAAAGAAACTGATGAAGAAACAATTTCTGAAGCTGGTGGAGATGATCTTAAAGCTCGTATCCGCAAACATCTTGAAAAGAAATCAACAATGAAAGAAAAAGTTTCTCAGCGTAAACGTAGACAAGTTATTAAAGAAGCTCGTACACGCATCAAGAATCGTAAGCTGAAAAATATTAATGAATCTAGCAAACGTAAAGATACTGCTAAACTTATTAAAGAAAGCTTAAAAAAACGCTTGGCAAATAAGAAATAAAGTAAAGTAGTTTTCCAAGTCAATAGTAGGATTTATTTTACTTTCTACTATTGACTTTTTCTTTAAACTTGGTATTATAGAAGTAACTAACTGAGATTAAAAATGCCAAAATTACCCGACAATGGAAAAAATACTGTAGCATTAATAGCTGGATCATTTCGACCACCGAATCATAATCAGTGGAAGATGATCCAGTATTACTCTGACATGTGTGATCATGTTGTTGTACTTGTATCCGATCCCCAGAATAAAAAAACCAAACATACCTATGCCGATGGTCGTGAAGCAACCGCAGAAAGTTCAGTTAACATTTTAAAAGTTTTTGCTAAAGATGCTGATGCCGATAATGTTGGTATTATGGTAAGTCCTATACCATCTCCAGTAAGAGCAGTCTATGGTGTAGTTGCTGGAGATTATATTAATATAGTTGGTGATTATTCTGGATGGAATGCAATTATTGGATCATTCAAAGACCCAGAAAATTGGGCTAGATGGGAACGTGTAGAACCATTCGCCACAGCCGTTAATCTATTAGACACTAAAAAATATTCATATCCCCGTAGTTACTCTGCTTCTAAAGTTGTTTCTGCAATACAGCGTAGAGATAAAGGAACTAAACTAGAAAATGATGCAGATGCACTTCCTCCATTCTTATCTAATGATGCCAAAGCAGAAGTTCTATCAATGATTGGTTGGGATGATGTCGATGCTGTTGATGCTGGTGTTATGTATCTTGATAAAGAATCCGAAGAAAAAGCCAAAAAAACTGAACAGGATAAAAAAGATAGATCAGATAAAGCCCATGTACAGACCGCTATTGATGATACCGACATTACAATTACCTATGATGGTGAAGTGGCTGTTATAGATGAAAACTTAGCTAACTTTGGAAATCTTATACCAGATAATATTAAATCATTCAAAGATGATAATACTATTGATGTATATAAAATGGAAAGTAAATTATCTGACGAAGTTAAAAAATGGATAGAAAAACAAATAAATGATGGTAAATTTGATCACTTAATTATCGAGGATGACAAAGATATGAAAAAAGATGAAGAAGAAACTGAAGAAGTTGTTGAAGAATCTGTAATTGAAGAAGCAAATGAATCTGATTATTACAAAAATCAATTGGATAAATTAGATGAAGAACCGAATGAATTTGAAATTAAAGTTAAATTCGTTGGATCTGCATCAAAACATCAAACAAACTATATGGATTTGAATGCTGAATCTATTCCAGCAATAATCGACTATCTTGAAAATTTATATGAAAAGTGGTACTATTCAAAAATTTAGTTTAAATTTATCTATTGACTTTTTGGTTAAACTTGGTATTATAATAGTAATCAATATTTTATAAATAATAAAAATAACTAATCCAATTTAAGGAATTTTAAAATGAAAGTTAATATTGATGGCGAAATAACTAATGTTGATGAAGATTTATTTGTTGAAATATTTCAGGAAAATAGACCAGGCAATTTCAGTCTTAGTGGATTATATGCACTATACCAATATTTTAATAAAAATGAACCAAACATGGAACTTGATGTTGTAAAAATAGCATCTAACTTTACTGAATTAGATGATTTAGAAGAAATAAAAAAAGCATATCCAGAAGTTGAAGATGTTAAATCCATCGAAGAATTAAAAAAATTAACTAAAGTTATTGAATTTAATGACGGAATAATTATTCAAGATATTTAAAATAGTTAACCAATCAAATTAAGGAATTACAGAAATGGATATTACCAAAGAACAAGCTGAATCATTAAACGAAGAAATCCTAATTACAGATTATTTATCTGAACTTAGCTTTGATGTTACTGAGAATATGACGGTTGAAAAAGTTGAAGAAGAATTAAATATCCTTATAGATGAACATGAAATTATTGGTTATAGTCCAGCTATAGAATTTTTATCCAACGAAGATGCTAGTTTAACTGAAAGTTTAGAACTAGCATCTGAATATGGATTTGAAATTATTGGTTTAAATTCAGAAATTCTTGCAACTTTACTTATGCAAGATAGAATGCGAGATGATTTATCAAAATCCATTTTAAAAATATTTAAATAAAATAAGGAATTGTGAAAAATGAAAATTGAAGTTTATAAAGATTTATTTGTTGAATTGTTTGAAGACACTCGTCCTGATAATTTTAGTCGTGGTGGGCTATATGCATTGTTTGATTATCTTGATCGTCTTGAGGAAGATACTGGTGAAGACACTACATTAGATGTTATTGGTATATGTTCAGAATATTCAGAATATGAAAACATTGAAGAAATAAAAGATAACTACAATGATGTTGACTCGCTTGAAGATTTACTTAACATGACATCAGTTATTGAATTTGATGGTGGGATTATTATTCAAGATTTTTAATTAAACAAAGAGAGAAGAAATGGAGAGAGTAGAAATTATAATTCCAACATTTGGTCAAGAATTATTCACGATTAAATGTTTAGAGAGTATTAAAAAGAATTCATCCTATACCCCATATATCTTATGGGTTGATAATGGAAGTACACCAGAATCACGTTCAGCCGTACTAGATGCTCTACAAAGTCTAGGACTTGATTATCTATCCATATTCACAGAACATCGCTTAGGATTCGTTAAAGCAGTTAATTTGGCTATGTCTAAGATAACTACCGATTACTTCTGTATTCTAAACAATGATACTGAAGTATGTAAAAATTGGGATAAGAACCTAATTAATCCACTTAAAGAAAATGAAGATATTATTGCAAGTGGTCCACTAACTACCGAGAACACTTCACATCAGGATATTCTTAGAATGTCTGATAAACTTAAACCTTTAAGAAACATTAAACATGTTCTGTTAAAAACCAAAAACATAGAAACTAAGAGTGCCATACTAAGTTCTGTTTTTAATAGTACCGAATTTATTGAAATGGAAAAACTAGCTTTCTTCTGTACTATATTTAAATCAGAAATAATTGATGATGTTGGAAAACTCGATGAACTATTCGGTGATGGATATTCTGATGATAATGATTATTGTGAACGAATTAAAAAACTTCATCTAAAAATGGTCTTAGTTCCATCTGTATATATTGAACATTACCATAGAAAAACATTTAGTAGTATATACACACAAAAAGAAATTAGTGAAATGATTCACGGTAACAGAGCTAAAATGAGGAATAAAAAATGAGTAATCCAAAAGTAGCAATAATAACTAGAACCATGAATAGATTAGAATATCTAACTAGATGTATAGCTGAAATTTATAGATTAGCTGATTATGATAATTATGACCATATAATTATAAATCAAAATAGTTCTGATGGAACAAAGGAATTTCTCCACTCTTTACTTGTAGAGGGTGTTTATAAATTAAAAGTCAAAAACAATGAGATAAATACTGGTGATGCTGGTGGCATGAAAGATGGTTACGATATGTTACCATCTGATTGTAAATATGTAATGCAGTTTGATAGTGATTGTTATCCACTTGAACCAAGCTTCTTAAAACGTATTGTAAAGGTCATGGAAGCCGATGAAACTATTGGATTGCTTATGCTTAGGCGTGAGGGTGTATTTTCGGTTATAGCTCCACTAAAACGCAGTCTAATTAAAAAAGCTGGTGAGTGGTTGGCTGAAATAGATAAAGGAACATGTTGTACTATTATTAGAAAATCATTATTAGATAAAATTAATCTATGGTACACAAAAGATAAAATCGGATGGGGCTTTAAAATATCAGAAGAAATCAGAAAACTTGGATTTAGAATAGTGAAAGCATGGAAGATTAAAGTTATGCACTCAGATAATACTATAGGACAACTAGAAAGATACCCTATTTATTTTTCTCATAAGACAACTGGTGGAAGTAATTTTATTGAACTTGATTATAGCAAAATACAACCAAAGGACAAATAATGGAATTTATTACCCACGAAAATTTTCTCGAAATGCAAGTTAAAACCCCACTGTATTATTGTGATAAACGCTGGCTTTACTATTCGGATGTAATTAACTTCATCAAAGAATATTTTCCAGATGCAAAAACTTCATTAGAGTTAGGTTGTTTAGATTTACCGATAGTTAAAAATTCTGCAACTATGGATATTGTTGATAACTCAAATCCAACCTATCTTATGGATGCAACTAAAACACCGTGGACTATGATTGAAGATAAACAATATGATGTATTTATTGGTTTACAGGTATTTGAACATCTTGGCGATTCACAAGTGGAAGTATTTAAAGAAGTTCAGCGAACATGTAAATATGCTGTATTAAGTTTTCCTTGGATGTGGCATTGTCCAGGAAATATACATCACATGATTTGTACACCACAAATTAAAGAGTGGACATGTGATCAGAAGCCAATACATTTTACTAAAAAAGGTTCAAGAATAATTTATCTATTTAAATTTTAGGAGAGAAATTAATGGGACATGTAGTTAAACTTTCCGATGAAGTTGTTGGAACAGAAATTATCCAAAAATTTATACCACAACATTCGGACTTAAAACAGATTAAATTAATGTGTGGAACATATATTAAAAATACTTTAAGTAATATTAAAGTATCGATAGTTAAAGGTGATTTAATTATATATAACACCACAATAAATTTATCAAATTGTGTTTATAATGAATATATCACTATAGATTGTAATATTAAATTAGAAAAAAATTCACTATATTCATTAGTAATTAGTGATATAAATTCTTATCATGGTTCAACCACAACATCAAAACAAAGAAAACTAACAGAGAAGTTTTATTTATCTGTTAGTTGTCAATTTATCTATGAGTGTGAAAAATATAATAAACAATTAGCAAATAATTTAGGTAAAATTAGTATTATTATTCCAGTATATAATACATCAGGATATTTAACTAATCTTTTAAATTCTATACAAGCACAAAGATATAATAACTATGAAATTATAATTGTTGATGATGGTTCAAAGAAAATAGATTTAATGAAAACTAGAAAAATAATACGAGAACATTCACTAGATGTTACGCTATTGTGGAATAAATCAAATAAAGGTGCTCCACATGCCAGAAATAGGGGTTATGATAAATCAACTGGAGAGTATTTATTATTTTGTGATTCTGATGTGATTATGAAACAATCTATGTTAGAGGAAATGATTAACAAAATACAACAAAATAAACAAGCTGATTGGATATATTGTGATTATCAATTAGGTGATAAAGTTCTTAGTTTCTGGGATTTTAATGCTAAAAAATTTCATAAAACAAATTGTTCTTCATCTATGTCTTTGATTCGTTCTTCAAAATTTCCTCGATGGGATGAATCAATTAAGAAGTTGCAAGATTGGGATCTGTTTCTAACCATGTATGATGCTGGTTCGGTTGGAACTTGGATAAATGAAGTTCTATTTTTGGCGGCAGATAGACCAAATGGAATTACTAATAATAATAGTGTATCTGAGATGGATGCTAGAAGTATAGTTTTAAAAAAGCATAAGTAATTTTATAAATAATAGAAAACAACTAATTAATATAAGGATAAATTAATTATGAAAGTTAAACAAATAGCACCAAACCAATTAGAAATCAATGCTGATGAATTTACCTATTTTCAATCTTACGAAACGGTAATCGCTAAAGTAAATAACGATTCTGGTCAACTAACTTTAGATGAAGAAAAGTGAAACTACTCAGCAACCACAAGTAAATTCAGAAATAGATTTACTGGATTAACTACTCAGGAAACAAAAGATGGAATTGAAGATGGTTCAATAGAACTTGACAATTTGAATAAAATAGGTGATTAAATGAAAGATTTAGAAGACATAAGATGGGATATACTAGATGAAATTGACGAGTGTGAAGATAAGTTAAAAATCCTAAAAGAAGAATTGCGTGAAGTTGAATCTGACATCAGAAAACAAAATAACTAAATAGTTTCCCTCTCTCCTGTGGAGCCTAGTTGAAATTAAATTTCAACTAGGCTCCTTTTTTATCTAATAGATGAATCTCTAAAATCCTTAACTGTCAATCTAATTAATCTAATTCCATTATTTTTACAATAGTCGTTTTTTCTTTTATCGTGTATCAATAATCGTTCATAGTTCTTTTTTGGCATAAACCACTCAACCCACTTAAAATGTTGTATACCATCACACTCAATAGCCACATTGTGATCCGGCAAATAAAAATCAAACATCAACAAACCACCACCACAACCAACTAAACCATCAAAGGTCTTTTGTGGTTCAAAGTTCATACCCCGTTTAATGAGGTGGTTAGTCATAACTCGTTCCATGTGAGAATATTTACAGACAGAACAACCTTTACCATTTATGTGATTGTTCATGTTTTGTTTGAAAAATCCATGTTCAGGACACCCTATCCATACTTTAGATTGTTGGTTTTTGAAATCTTCATGAACTCGTGAATAATCATATTTGTTGTTATGTGTTTCTTTGGCTTTGTTTATTGATGACTCTATACGCATGTTTAGTGGCTGTTTTACATTGGCGCAATGTTTACAATCCTTACCATTTATATGGTTATAAAATAATTGTTTAACCCAACCATGCACTGGACATCCTATCAACACTTCGGAGTGTTGATTTTTAAAGTTCTCGTGTACTCGTGAATAATCATATTTGTTATTGTGTTTTATTTTTGCTCTATTGATAGCTGAATTTAATCGATGTTCTAATGGTTGATTTGTATTAGTACACTTTGGACAATTGCCACCACCAATATTAGTGATTATTAATTGCTTATACCATCCATGTATTTTACACCCTATCCACACTTTAGATTGTTGGGTTTTAAAATCTTCGTGAACTCTGGAATAATCATACTTATCACCATGAACTTCTTTAGCTCTATTGATGGCATATTGTAATCTAATTTCAAGTGTGGCATACTGTGGTCGAGATTCTAGTGTAGTTTGTTTCTTTTTCATTGGTTTCCATTATAAATAGTTATATGAGATGTTATTCTGGTAGAGTTTCCAACCAGAGTTCTTTAGTTATCCACAACTAAAGAACCATCTCTGTTTATATTATTTATACTTTTCAGTAAATTTTATAAATAATAGAAAAGAATTAAAGGATTATTTATGAGTTATGCAATTCACGACAACCAAATAACGACTAAAGATGGATTTAAAAGCTGGATTCTAAGAAAGCTTGGCTCTCCACTAATATCTGTTGAAATAACAGACGATCAACTCACCGATTGTATTGATGATTCTATTTCTTTTTATGTAGAATATGCGGCAAATGACACTCAATTTTATGCTATATCATTTGCTGATTATACCGAGAATATTGGAATTACTTTACCTAAGAATATAGTTGGAATAAGAGATTTAAATTCTAATGTAATTGGTCCAGGTGGTCAAGGTGCTGGTAAAATTGACAACTACATGAATGACCTCTTAATGAATGGTGCGGTATCTTTCCCGATGTTTGGACGTGGTGGGGGTGGTGGTTGGCTTGGGTATGAACTATCCATGCAGTATCTTAATCTCTCTCAGAGGATGCTTGGGGGTGATTATGACTTTACCTTTAACTATAGAACAAGAAACCTCAAATTAATTCCAGATCCAGTAACCACAAGTAATGTTGAAAGTGGTTGGGCTGTTCTTCATGTTCTTTCTGTTGATGAAGATAGTGTTCAATATGGTGAAAATTGGGTTAAGCGAATGGCACTAGCTATAGCTAAAGTAACTCTTGGAACTATTAGAAGTAAATTTATGGACATGCACTTACCAGGGGGTGGAAGAATTGATACTGGAATTAGGGATGAGGGAATTAAAGAACGAGATGAATTACGAGAAGAATTATTAGATAAAAATCCAATAATTTCGATAATCAAAGCATAACTATTTTAAAAATTATAAATAATAGAAAAAGAATATTTACTAAAGTCAAAATAAGGAACATTAGACATGGCAATTAGAACAATCAATCATCCAGGTGTTGAAATCGTTGAAAGGGATTTATCTCAAGTCGCCGACACACTGGTTGGTACAGTTGTTATGATCACAGGTTACACTCAGAAGGGTCCAGTTAAAACTCCTATGATAGTATCAACCGAACAATCATATCTCGACATTTTTGGTACACCCGAATCAGAAGCAGAATATTATCACTATCTGGCAGTTAAAGATACTATTGATAATCAAGGAACTGCTCTCGTTTGTAAGTTACCATATAATAATGTAAGCGATCAGAATTATAGAACAACTTTACTAAAATTCTCTACATCAGAATTGGTTTCTGGATTAAGTGCAACTAGTGATGCTGGTTACGCTAGTGAAGCTGGAACTCAATTTGATTATACAAATGCCTTTGAATTAACTTACGAAACCAATTATATTCCAACTTCTGCATATCAAGCTCTAGAAACAACTGGTGAATTTGTTGCCGTTGGTGATATTGCTGATTATCAGGATAAACATTTTGCTATAATTGATTATAATAAATCTATCGTTAGTGGTGAAGATGGTGATAATGGAATATTTACTGTTATTGTTGACCCAGTTAAAGCTTTAATAGCTCAGAGGCTTTTAACTGATAGTGTCGGTAATGATACTATGGATATTGTTAATATTGTTAATAAAACAACTGTTGCTGGTGCTGTTACAACTGAAGTAGCTATTTCAGATTGGTTAGAGCCACTCTCAGGTGTTGTTTCTGGTTCTAGTATATCAGAAGACGTAGTTAGCCAATATCCAGCGTTTAACACTACTGTAGACAATAATGAAGTTGTTTTGAATAAAGACACAAGTCTTCATATTGGTGTTATAGTCTGTAGAGTATTCTCAAATGAAAATACTGATGGAAAACCATCTATATCAATTGCTGAAGCACATGTTGGAAGTGTTTTAACTGAACGAGATAAAGTAACTGGACAAAGTAATTTCATTTGTGATATTGTCAATACAAATTCAAATTACATTAAAATGTATAGAAATGAAGATAAGACTGCTGGATTACCATCAAATAAAGTTACTGATTTGATTTATACAACCACTAATGAACACACTCTTACAAGTTTTGGTAGTGGTTCAGATACTAAATTAATTGAAGGTGGTCAAATTGTTTCAGAACTTGATAAAGTATATGCACAATTATCTGATATTGATAAACAACAAATCGATGTTTACTTGGATGGTGGATTAAGTTCTATCGCACAATTTACAGATGATAATGCTGGAACCGGAACTGTGTATGACCCTATACATGATACTGATACTAATGATGTAACTATTACTTCATTAACTCAGATAGCTACTTGGGTTAATCTCGTTAGTGCCATTAATGGATTCTGTAAGAATACTCGTAGAGATTGTATATCTATTATTGATGCACCTAGACATTTTGCTCTAGTTGGTGATGCTAAAGTAGTTCGTTCAACTAATCCAGATGTAAACTTTGATAATACTTTAGCTAAAAGAGTTCCTTTAATTTCGGCTGTTATGAATAACTCTTTTGAAGCTCCTTATGTCCACTGGCTTAGAACCACTAATAAATTTACTGGTGCTTTAATCTGGGTTCCTAATAGCTGTTTCATGGGTGGATTGTGTTGTAATGTTGACTTTAACTACAACTATTGGGATGCTCCTTATGGTTTAGAACGTGGATTACTCTCAAATATTGTTGATGTTTCATTTGGAGTTACGGCTAAACAGGAAGATTTCTTATACAACAATAACTTAAATTATGTTAAGAACTTTCCGATTGAAGGATTTGTTGTCTGGGGACAAAAGACCGGACAGAAACAGGCATCTGCTTATGATCGAATTAATGTTCGTAGAATGGTTCTTCGTTTAGAGCGATATGTTTATCAAGCATGTCGTGGATTTGTTGGAAAAGTAAATAACACATTTACTCGTAGACAACTCTTAAGTATCATAGAACCGGAATTTAAACGGGTTAAAGCCGCTGGTGGATTATATGATTATCTTCTAGTTTGTGATGATACAAATAATACATCTGATGTCATTGACCTTAATGAATTGAAAGTTGGTGTTTATATCCAACCAGTTAAGGTTGCTGACTTCATTAGAGTAACTTTCTTTACTACTCGTACTGGAGTTAATTTTGAAGAATTAATTGGCACAATTTAAAGTTGGTTTGATAGTAAAATAGCCCGAATGAAATATTTCATTCGGGATATTTTTTAGTCGTTTATAAATTTTACTTTATTAATTGATAACTCAGAAAACTTATCTTTTCCGATAGTAAATGATTTGATCTTCCGTGTAAACATATTACGAATTTTTTCTTTTAAAATACTTTCTGGTGAAGAAACTTTAACCTTTTCTGGAATTTCCTGACTTTCTTTAAGCAATTTACTTTTTTCTTCTTTGTAATATTGCTTTTCTACTAATAGTGAAAAATTAATATTACCTGTTTCGTTTTCAACATAAAGACCATTTTCCTTATCAGTTAATTGTGTTTTATTAGTGTTTTTGGTTTTAGGTGTCTGAATTGATTCTTTTAAAGAAACAACAGCTTCTTTAACTTCTTCTACACTATATTCAACATCAAAATGTTTTAGTGGACAAGAACGTTTTCTAGCATTAAATTCTTCTTTATCTTCATCGTAATAACAATCACCTTCAATATGAATTGATGAAAAGTCATCTAATTCAATTGCATCATTTATTACCTGTATATTGAAATCTTTTAAATTTTCATAAGAACATCCAATTTGACCAATCACGGATGAAACATTTCCTTTTTTATCAACATAATCGGTGATTCCTATATAAGAACCTGACGGAGCATGTTCAACGGCTTCTGCGATATCTGTAAAATTAAGCATAATAAATTTCCTTTGTTTAGTTTGTTTACTCTTATAATACCAAGTTTGACGGAAAAGTCAATAGCCGATTCATAAAAAATTATATTTCTTTTTATTTTATTATTTTAATCTTCCCAGTCATAAAACCCATTTTTATTCTTTTTACCCTTTACATAGTGGACATTGTTTTTATCATAACGATCTTTCTCAGAACATTTAATATCATCACAATCCAAATGTTCAAAATAACAATCTGTACAATATTGACAATAGCTAGGATTTTTAACGCATTTAACCCCAACCCATTTACCATTATCATCCTCAACTGAGTCAATAGATCCAATAGATAATTCACCGGCAAATAAATAACCAGTATCTAATCTAACATTTTCTGGATTATATCTATTAAGAAGAACTTTCAATTTTTCCTGATTTTCTTCTGCACAGGCTAGTCGAATAATATATCGTCCAAATTTATCGACAATGTGATCCAAGAGAACATCAAATTTATTTCTATAATAACCACGTGCACAATAGCCATCACCATCAATGGCATCTTTATGAATTTCAACGAAAACATCATCTGGACTAAATTTTACTAATTTTTCACAATTCCAATGTTCTTCTGGATTAACAGTAACTCCATTATCACGAAGATATTGAATCATAGTGATTTCCTTATCATCATACTTTCCAACGAGTGCTTCTACTAAAGATTGTTTTTCATCAAGTCTTAAATTACCTTTTTTCATTTTACTACTTCCTTTTGGTTAAAATTTACTATTATAATACTACGTTAAATTCAAAAGCCAAATTTATTTTCATTAAAAATCTAATTCCATTTTCAGACACTTCTCTGAATTACTTATATCATAACCAAATCCAGCAATTATATATGTAACAATATCTTTCAGTCCATCTATAACCGCATATTGTTTTGTTATTTCTTTTTGAATTTGTTTTATTCTTGGATCTTTACTTGATGCTTCATTCTTTAAATGTTTTGGAATTTGATCTGATGTTACAGTTTTATTCGTCTGGGTCTTAATATATGCTTTAACTAATATATCTTCAGCATCTTTTAATTTAGTTAATCTAGCTTTTTCTGAATGATATATCCGTATCCACTTTAATTTTATCCCTGGACACTTTAACGCTTTTTCTTTAAGATTAATTTCTCTTAAAGTTATGTCTTCTTCTAATTCTATTAAATGTTTTTCTAATCTATCATTCATCCAATTTACCCTGTTTTTCAACTTCCGCTTTCATTTTTCTGAATTTATCAACCGCACTTTCTTGTGTATACGGAACAACATCAATAGCATCATCAGTAGGAATTACTCCGCCATTTCTTTTAGCCTCTACAAGAGCTAAATCCATTTCATGTTTTCGTTCTTGTTGCTGTTGTCTAGCTTTAATTTTTAACTGTTCTAAAGCAATCTTTTGTTTAAAATCTAATTCTTTAGTATGTAACTTAATAAAGTCATTTGCTGTATTTCTAACTAAAGTCATTACCGACGACATTCCAGAAAGAACCCCATCAGCTTCAATGTCCTGATATTCAAATTTGTTTATTAATTTTTCACCAGCATCTATTAGTTTATCTAATTTTTTATACACTTCGGTTAATTCAACTTCACCAGTTTCACCAGCAACAACTGGAGTATATTTAGAAATTTCGTTGAGATTATCTGGAATTAAAATCTCAGCATCTTGTAATATATTATCTAGTTCATTTGGATCAAATTCACTCATTTGGTTCTTCCTCAACTGGTGTCCACACTTTTACTTCAATTTCACATTTAGGAATAACTTTTCCATCATTATCTAATGCCCTAGCTTCCATATCAACGTCTTCATGTTTTACATTTACCCAATCTAACTTCCATAGTTGAGTATTTTCTATCTTAAATTTTATTCCATTATTGGTAAATGTCTTAACATTAGTCTTATTAGTTAATTTTGGTTTTTCTTCAACTACCTTTTGTTCTTGTACTTCTGGAGCAACTTCATCAGTTACTTGCTGTTTAGTTACTTGCTGTTTAGCTTTTTTTACTGATTCAACAACGCCCTTTGGAAATTTTTCATTTAACATAATCATAGCATCATCTTTAACCCCATCGGCATCAGCACCAGAATATTCTCCCTCTGGACTATGACCAACAATAACCGCCTTTGGAAATGTTTTCCTAAAATGTTGAATAGATTGAAATGATCCACTATCTGTTATAATATCTGGAGTACCTTGAATAACCGTTATAATTTGATATTTTACAAAAACCATTTAATTTTTTCCTTATTTTAGTATTACGTTTTTTGGTATTTCTAACTTTATTCTATTAATTATAAATTTTGGAATTACTAAATCTCTTGGTATATCTAAGCTATTATTTCCATCTTGAATATATCTTGATGTATAATTATCTTTAAATGTAAATTGATTTAATTTTACGATAATTTTAAATATATCATGGACATCAACATTATCCACCTCCATTGATTTACAAAATACTCCACTTGCAATATATCTATCCATCTCAACTGACATAGAATGTCCATTAATACTTGAACAATAATTGGTTAAATTGTGATTTTTAAATGATCTCCAATTTTCCTGTGGATGACAGCTTTTAATTATAATAGTTTTTTCATTAATCATATCATCAAAGTATTCCATGAATAATCTTTTAGTTTTATCACTTGGTGGTTGAAAGAATATTCCTCTATTTGTTTCAGCATAACTATTTGGATTCTCTAAAACTAATCTAAATAATGCTCTATCAACTAAATTTATAAACCATTCTATTTCAAACATTTGAGCCAAATTTCCTTATTTCTTGTTTTGGTTTTTTAACTTTCTGCTTCTCACCAAATTTTATTATTCCATCAATTACACACTTTCCAATATATATTCCATCAGCATCACCATGATCTGTTATTAACTTTTTATATTGTGGATATTCTTCAATTCCAAGTTTAGCACACTCTCGCTTTAATGCTTCACCACCGAACCCCTTTAAATATCGCCTCTGCCACCTCTTAGAATCGATTACTAGATAATCTATACTAGATAACCCCAAAGCTATTATAGTGGCTTCAAACGCTCTTAAAGCTATCATAGACTGATTATATCGCTCTGGATTTGATAATGGTCTTTCCAAAACAGCAAAACAATTCTTATTGTACTTAGAAAACAAATCCAACAATTCAGTAAAATCTATCCTAGAAACATTATTTATTTCCTTAGTATAACTTTGCTGAACATAATGTGGAGTTAATATAAATTCAACTAACTCATCTCCAACAAAAACTGATATAGTTCCTGTTGTGCCATTATCTATTCCAATCACAGTTTTTTGTTTTTTGTTCATGATAATATTATACTACTTAAAAAGAGAAAATCAAATTTATTTCAAAAACTTTCGCCTTTTTTATAAATAATAGAAAAAGAGGCTCTGTTAGTTGTATCAAACTAACAGACTCTGGTGAGAAACTTTACCAGATTAACCTCTCTGTAATATTTATAATATAAGAGAAACTAAAGTAATGTCAAGTAAATTAGTTAAAAAATCATATAGTTTTTATTCAAAAGAACTAAACTCCACCAAAAGAGAATTGCTCTACAAGAAAGCCATTGAACTAAGAGACTTTAGAAATCAAATCTCGCAAGAAGTTTGTTTAAACTTACCTAAGTTTGAAAAGATGTCTAAATTTGATTGGATTAACCACTTTAGAACCAGACTGCCCAACTGTAGTAGTGCTGATATTAGTTGTACAATATCTGATGTCTTTATCAATTATCAAAATAAAATAAATTCTTTCAGACAAAAAATATCATTTAAACTACAAAAATCTCTAGGGGTTAGATACTATAAGAAGAACCACAAACAACATAAGAAAGGTGATTTCCATTCCCACGACATGACTTTTAGATATACTAGATTAACTAAAGTAATAACATATCTAGCTAGATATTACAATGATGGAATGCTAAATTGGTTAAAGAAAAATAAAGATGTAGATGAAAAGAAGAAACAACTTAGAACTGATGCTTATAATCTATTGGTTAAATATGACCAGAGAATAATTAAACTAATTAAATCAAGAAGACAAAGAGTTCTAAATAAATTAACTGAACATCCAATAGAGTTTAAATCTCTTTCCTTTAGGTCATATAATGAAATAACACAACCAATATTAGCGCAGAATAAAAATATTCATTCTAAATATAATTCATACATCACATTAGGAGCACAGAAAACTAAAGATGGCAAAATACATATTCCAGTTAAATTTGATGATAAACATCATGGAACTATAGATGACTATAAAACCAAAGCAAAGAAAAATGACATTATTACAACTCCATATATAGTTTCTTTCCTCACTAATGGTTCTATTAGAATAACTTTAACCAAAGATATGCCGGATGAATCTATAACCAATAAACATAATTATATGGGAGTTGATGTCAATATTAAACATAATCTATTCTCCACATGTAGTGGAACTGAAATAGATTATGACAGGAAGATATTTGATGGATATGTTAAATTCCTCAAGAGATTAGATAAAAAGAAACTCAACAAGAAGAAATATAATCAAGGTAGAGACCTCTCAAGAAATGACCAAACCAAATTTGATAAGTGGAAAATTAGAATAAAAGACACGTTAAAGAGAAAATCTAACGAATTAGTCAAAGAAGCGATTAAACAAAACAAAGATCATATTGTAATGGAAGATTTAAAATTAATGGGTAAGATGTACTCTAGGTCTAAAGAGTTCGATGGGTTTAAATATTCAAGACTAATAAGATTACTCAACCTTAGTGATCTAAAAAATATAGTTACATCCATTGCTAATAAACATGGTTTACAAGTAAGTTTTGTTCAACCACACTACACAAGTCAAACCTGTAACAAGTGTGGTTGTATATCAAGAAGTAATAGAGTTACACAGGAGACGTTCTCCTGTGTCGATTGTGGGTCTTCATCTAATGCAGACACTCATTCAGCTATTAACATAAGAGATAGGTTAGAAAGCTCTGAATTGAGATCTAGTTTATTAAATATGAAAAATGGTTTATATAGTCCTAAGAAAATGAAAAAGGAAACTATTAAATTTATTTTATATAATCACTACAGTTCTTTATAGAGCTGACAAAAAGAGTTTAACTTAGGTTATTCTTGATTTTAAGTGATTATTGTCAATTCCGATGACGATTTTCTTTTTATTATCCACAAACATCATCTAATAATTTATCTAAGTCTAATTCTTCTTCTGATTTTTGTTTAACTTCAACTTGAACAACTGGTTCTTCTGCTTTATATTCAACACAACTATCTGAAACCGCTTTAGTTAAATCTTCATAATTATTTTTTTCTTCTATTGGACATTGTTCAACTACACCAGAACTTTCTGAAAATAGAACCACATCTTTCGTCGATTCGTTAATTATATTGGTAACTTCAACCGGAACATCTTTCATCTTAATTAATTTAGTATTACGCTTATATGCTTCAAACACTTCATTATCACTTTTAAGTAGTTTAGAAAGCATGGATAAATCAGCAATATACTTTGGTGCGGTCTTTGGTCCCATCTTTCTTGGTCTAACTGATGGAATAGAATCTGATGGATCTCCAGTTAAAATCTTAAAGTGTAAAAAATTTTCTGCGGTCTTATCAAATTCTATGGTCATCTTATGTTTCTTTTCTATCTTCTCATACATAAGTTCTAAAGATAATTCTGTTCCATCTGGATGAACTTGTTTAACTCTATCACCAAGAAGTGTACATATATCAAAATCACCAGAAACATTAATCACCGAATCGCTAGTTTCAGTTAAAATTCTTTTAGTGAAATGATAAAGTAAATCATCACCCTCGGCAGAATCGACTTTGGCTATTTGCGATTTGTAATCCACACATTGTTTATTAATCCATTCTCGAACTGTTTCGTGGATTGGTTTCATATCAAATTTACGTTTTATCTTATCCCGATTTCCTTTATATCCTTCAAATATTTCTTTTCTCCAAATTTCGTGTCTAGGACAATCAAAACAATAAATTACTTTTTCTCGTTTAATTATTGGACTTATTGAAGAAATTGCATTAAATAACTGATGGTCAAAGTAAGCTAACATCTCAGATTCAAATGTATCTATTTCCTCTATTGGATTAAAATCTTCTCCACACATCTCAGCATAAGCATCTTTATATTTAACGAAAGTTGCATGAGCTCCATAATTTAATAAAAACGAAACATCAACCAGAACCCAACAATTTTGATAATTGAACATTATTTCTTCTCCTCTTCATTATCTCTATTATCCATAACAGCTAAAATATTTTCAACATTAGTTATATGAAATTCTGTATCATGTGAATACACTGAATAATAATCATAGATAACTTTCATTCCAGCAGTTATTCCAGTTATCTTTTCCGCTTCTTCATTTATTCGACAGACTATTCCTCGGTTAGTTCTTACTATCTGTTGTTCTTCCATATATTTAGGAATATAAATTCCATTAACCAAATCAATTGGATGTGCTTTATCTGGATATATTCCAAGCTTCCGTCCAGTTACATGATCCAATCTAGTTTTTGGAATTGTGTAATATTTTACCGCACTTGTTTTCCTTTCAAAGTAATCTGTATTTGTTTCAGAAACATATTCACCACCCTCAACCATAGCTAATATTTGATGATGTGGAACTATTGTAACATTTTGTCCATTATGTTTAAGTGTGGTTGTTGATCCAAGCCGCTCCATGACAATAATATCACCAATGTTTAAATCTGGATCATTTGCAAGTAAACCTTTATTTATTATTCTTGCTATAACCTGTTCAGACTTGAATGAATCATCTGGAAGAAATATAGCTCCTTTTTTCTTCTCTACCATCATTTCAACTAAATAAGTATCTCCAATAGAAATCATATTACATCCACCATTTCAAATTTTTCTAAAACTTTATCTATTTCTTCTTCATCTGTAACTTCTTTATATGGTATACCAGAACCGAAATCATTAATTACTTCGTGGGTGTCGTCCAATTTCATTATGTTTTTAATTGCAACAATATCTTCTAAACAATAGCACCTAACATGATATATGTTATTGTCAATTTCAATTTCGCTTTTTCTTAAACAAACATCTTTTCTTAATTTTTCATATAGTTCATCATCTACGTAATTATTTAAAATTACGATATTCACTAATTCATTAATGATGTCTTCTTCTACGATTACTTCTCTTTTGTCGTTTTTCATTTTACTTCTTCCTTTTGGTTAATTATTGTTAAAAAATATAATTCTTTGCTTTAATGTATGCCACGATTTTTGATGTCCCATTATCTAATTCGACATCTCGTTCTTTCATTGCCTGTTTATCGTGTTTTACATTTTCAATATCTAATATAGGTTCTTTTCCATCAAAAGTCAAGAAATATTTGTAAGAATCTATAATGTCAAGAAATATTCCGTTAGATGGAATAAGTTTATTCTCAGCTAAAGTGAACAAATAATCTTCAAAGAACATAGTTTTAAGTTTAGTATTAAATCTAATATCTTTAGTTATCGCTCTATCAATAATAAACCAAGCTGGATTTGGTGAACGAACCGCAATAGCTGTTAATATATTACCAATGTCAACAGCAATTATTGGATTTGGTCTACTGAATACTCTATTGCAATTTGGAATAAATTCGGAATAGGGATAGAAACAAATCGGTAATAAATATTTACTCATCAGGTCAATGTATTTTTTAACAACTTTATTATCATATTTCTGATCTACATTCCTAATTAACAAATATCTTTTAGTTTCTTTATCCAGATATTCATTTAATTTTTCTGGAAGAGATTGATAATCTTCACCAGTATAAGTTTTTTCTACAATCATTTTTCTCGTTCCTTAACTACCCGATGGCTATTAATATCATCTATGTTATCCTGAAACATCTGTTTTAGAATATCAACATAATCAGAATTCTTAGAATATAATCCAAGCATCCAAGCCAATTCTTCATTTTCCATCATACGACCCTCTTCATCGGTTAAATCACTTTCTACGATGAAACAGTCATTGTTCTTCTTAACCACCACAGCACAGTCCCCAGGAAGCAATCTAAGCATCCTGTAACCAGCTACACTCCGAACATCCTGATCGTCTTTATTTCCAAAGATAGAAATAATTTTCAATATTAAATTTCCAATTAATTTTTTCATTTTTAACGCCACCCGTTATTTTGGTTAATTTTAATTTTCATAGTTTTCTGATTTAACATAAATAGCTTCTTGTGAATGTCTAAATTATCTTCAAGAAAATATCCATTCTTAGCATTTGAATCGCCATGCTCCACTATATCCCTCCCATGTTTAACTGTTTCTAAATAATTCTTCTTTGACTTCAAAATATAATCTATCTTCTTTTGTAAATCATTAGCTGTTATAAATCTATTATCAGTATATTTAGAATAACAAGCACACTCTTGAACTATTGACGGTATACCTAAAGCCCATGATTCAACCAGCTTAATGTTACTTTTACATTGATTAAATAAATTATCTTGTAATGGAGCAACCCATAGATCATATCCTCGGTTAGCTATCTCTCTTGGATAATTATATACATCACATGGTGGATCTTTAAACACCTTACCATCTTTAAGTAAATCTTTTAACTGTAATGGTAATCCACCAACAAAATGAAATTCATATTTCTTGATATTACTTCTTATCCAATCAATTATATGAGTAAAATCATCAACTCCATTATTTAGGTTTTTCAAATCAAAGTGATTACTCCCACAGACAAAAGCTATTTTTGGTTTCTTCATATTATTATATCTAGTTTCTATTCTACCTATATCATAAGAATTTCCAATCCACCATTTTGGGACATAATTGGGAACTGTTATAAAATTTTCTTTAGGTATTCTAAATATCTTCTGGTAATATTCTCCAAGTATATCTGTTGACACCGTAATAAAATCAGCTAATTTCATTATATCACCAAGTGCCTTAGTTCTATCAGCATTATATTGTGGTTTAGCTAAATTATAATTAGGCATATCAGTGTGGACTAGAACATCATCTATGTCATAAATTAACCAGCTACCAAATGTATCATTGACCACTTTTAGTACACTTTTGATAAAATTAAGCTGATGAGCTGTACATTGTCGCTGAATCTTAATCATCCTAACATGTTGATAATATGTAACATTAGTTATCGGTATAAATGATTCAGAAGCTATGACGTTTCTGTGGTTAGCCATCATTGCCAACTTTGGGGTTACAATGCGATAAAATCCACAGCCACCTGCATCTTCTGGAATCATCAAGGAATAAAATCTTTTAGCCATTAATTTATCTCCAACTTGTTACAATAAACATCCACCAACTTTTCTAGTCTATCTATTTTTAAATTCTTAAATTTATCTTCCTTAATTAATCCTTTCATAAAAACTTTCATATAATAACTCTTAGATTTATTAGATAACTCTTCCTTAAAATCTTCCATCTTAGAATTATCTAACATTACTATATCACTATATTCAACACCAACACCATTTGTTACTAGCTTCTCAATTTTGTTTATAATTTCAAATAATTTATCATGAACAAATTCCCCATCCACTTCAACTTTTAAAAAATTATTTTTATGTCCAGATAATGTATTCTCCAAATCTTCTGGAACAACTTCTAACATTTCAGAATATTTTAATTTAATAAACTTAGGAGAAACTTCATTCAGAATAAATTTATGATCTAAAGTTTCAAAGTCAATTAAATAGAATCCTTTATCTCTATCACAATCTGACCAATCATGTTGATAAGCACAACCAACTGAATGAATAATAGACTTATCATATTCATATTTTTCATGTATATGATAGTGTCCAGTAAAAATTAAATCAGAACACTTTGAAATATCCTTAGCATCATATCCATATCCAGAAGAAAATCCACTAGGTTGTCTTATTCCATTCATTTCAAAATGACCTAATATCAAATCATATTTTTCTCCATCTTTAGGTCTAGTTGACCAAGGACATAATAAGATTTCTTTACCATCTAAAATTATCGTTTCTGATTTCTTTCTAATGATATGAAGATTTTTCTTCTTAGTTAATACAAGTGTACTAGTTAATTCGTTATTTCCGTTGTAATAGACATCGTGATTTCCAACAAGGAGATAAACTTCCTTAAATGCTTTACATAGCTTCTTAACGCTTCTTTGAGCATATTCTATAGTCTTGACGTTTAAATCAAAGCGGTTGTGAAATAAATCACCTAAGAACATACACACATCAAGATTACCTGATTTTTTACATTCTTTAATAATCCAATCTACACATGCTTCTGCATCTTCCAATCTATCACCATTATTCTTCTTTAATCCAAAGTGGTGATCTGAAAATATCGCTCCTTTCATTTACTTCCCCAATCTTTGTTTGATTCTTTCAACTATTACATCACAATATTTTTGTTCTTTTTCCATTAAAATATATTTCCTATTTGTGTTTATTGAAGCTATTCCAGTTGTACCACTTCCAGCACAATTATCTAAAACTATTTCATTTTCATTGGTATAAGTTTTTATTAAATATTCAAATAGAGCTACTGGTTTTTGTGTTGGATGTAATCCTCTAATTTTTGGTCTATTAAATTTTTGGATTGATTTGGGGTACGTATATTTTTCATTCCCAATATTATCACCCCGTATTATTGCATTACCTTTACTTTCCGTTGGATAATTTTTTCTATTATTTTTTCTTTTATTTTTTTCGTTTCTGATTTCCATTTGTGGATTAAATACACACTGTCCATTATAAAAAACACAAATATTTTCATGTCTTCGCATTATTTGTTTTTTAGCAAGAAATGGACTTGTTACACTATCCTTTTCCCAAATAAGTTCATATTTAAACATTTTTACATTACTCATAACTAGAGCACTTGTAAAAGGTTGAGAAGCGGTCAATACGATTGCTCCATTCTCTTTTATGATTCTCTTATATTGCCACCATAAAGGCTCAAATGGAATCACCGAATCCCACCCACATGCAGTAGTTCCGTAGGGTAAATCGCAGAGTATCATATCAATAGATTTATCATCTAATTTTTTCATCAATTCTAAACAATCACCGTGATATAGACTATTCAAATTTAACATTAACTTATCTCCAATTTTTCACAATAAACATCAATATATTTATTTAATCTATCTAATTTTAAATTCTTAAATTTATCTTCTTTAACTAATTCTTTCATAAAAACTTTCATATAATATCTCTTAGATTTATTGGATAATTCCTCTTTTGAATCTTCCATCTTAGAATTATCCACCATTATTACATCACTATATTCAACCCCAACTCCATTAGCTACAAGTTTTTCAATCTTGTTTATAATTTCAAATAGTTTATCGTGAACAAATTCACCATCAACTTCAACTTTCAGAAAATTATTTTTATGTTTAGATAAAGTATTTTTTAAATCTTCTGGAGCAACTTCCACCATTTCAGAATATTTCATCTTAACAAACTTAGGAGATACTTCATTCAACACAAATTTATAATCAAAAGTTTCAAAATCCATTAAATAGAATCCTTTATCTCTATCACAATCTGACCAATCATGTTGATAAGCACAACCAACTGAATGAATAATAGACTTATCATATTCATATTTTTCATGTATATGATAGTGTCCAGTAAAGATTAAATCAGAACACTTTGAAATATCCTTAGCATCATATTCACATCCAGAAGAAAATCCACTAGGTTGTCTTATTCCATTCATTTCAAAATGCCCTAATATCATATCATATTTTTCTCCATCTTTAGGTCTAGTTGACCACGGACATAATAAAATTTCTTTACCATCTAAAATTATAGTTTCTGATTTTTTTCTAACAATATGAAGATTTTTCTTTTTAGTTAATACAAGTGTACTCGTTAGTTCATTATTTCCGTTATAATAGACATCGTGATTTCCAACAAGGAGATAAACCTCTTTAAATGCTTTACATAACTTCTTAACGCTTCTTTGAGCATATTCTATGGTCTTGACATTTAGATCAAAGCGATTGTGAAATAAATCACCTAAGAACATACACACATCAAGATTACCCGATTTTTTACATTCTTCAATAATCCAATCTACACACGCTTCCGCATCTTCCAATCTATCACCATTATTCTTCTTTAATCCGAAGTGGTGATCTGAAAATATTGCTCCTTTCATTTTTACTTCTCCGCTGTTTTATTTAAAATCTTTCCTTATTTGTTTCATCTAGTTCACTATGTGGATCTAATTCAGACCAAGTAATATCTGCTAGAGTATCTTTAAAATGTGAATATTTCTTTTCCTTTGCTATCTTCTGTAAAAAACAATGATAAGCTATCATATTCAAATATCCAAACTGATTCAAATGTTTGGATGTATCTATCCTATCTAAATACATAATCATCTTAGATATGGCATCAGATATAAATTCTTCTTTAAATGTATAATTAATGTAACTTGGTCTTGATGCCAGTCCATTTGCTATCTTCATAAATATTATACCAAGTTCATCTGACATTTGTGTCCCTGGTGGTTTTTTTCTATGTTTATCTATCTCTTCTCGTATTTCAGCCGAACTAACATAATATTCTGTTCCTTTTTTTGCCATAGTAATAGCCTTTCGTTATTGATTATATTATAAATATAACCGCAAACTACAGCAAAGTCAAATATTTTTTACTTTATTTTTAAATTATTTTAAATCGTATTGATAATTCCCCGTAATCTACTCTTACCAAACGATTCCATTATACTATTTTTGATTTCTTCATTTTCACTAAAATCAAATTCATAGTCGCTTATGAACTCTAGAGCTTTCTCACCAACTTGTATGTTTCTTCGATTAGGAAGAATCTGGTCATCTAAAGCTCTAATTTTTATATTTATTGCTTTTTCCAATAGATTATTCTTCGGAGTTTTCTTTATATGTTTGGATAACTTTTCTTTAAATTTCTTTAATTTCTTAACTTCTTTTTCTATTGCTGAAATCGTCATCTTAAAAGTTTCAATATCGTTCTTAACTTTCTGTTCAATAAGTTCTCTGGGGTCATCTAACATTTCTCGATCTAACATTCCACTGGTCATTCTATCGACATATTGAGAAAACAACGAAAATACGCCATCTAAAGCAACCCGTTCAATCTCATTTAGGTTACTGTGATATGCCCCTTCATCAAATTTCTTTCTTTCATCTGGATCAGTTAAGAGCTTAAATGACATTGAAATTTTCACAAATATATCATGTGATTCTTCACTTCCTTTATTTCTATCTGGATGGTGTTTCTTTGAAAGTTTCTTATATGCTTTCTTAATTTCTTCTTTGCTTGCGTTTTCATCAACCCCAAGAATCTCAAATGGATCAAAATCATCTTTTTTCATATTTTTATTTTCCTAATTATTTGAAACTAATTTATCTAAAACTTTACCAAACTCCATAAGCGATAAATTATCTGGTGTTTTATATTTAGTTTCTGAAACTTTTATTAATTTTTTATTATTTTTTCTACACCATTCGTCTTTAATTGAATCACGATGTTTTATTAATTCTAAATCAGTATACATAAATTGAACAAAATGTTGTGCTCCATTATATTCTACCAATATATCAAAATCTATTAGATAAAAATCAAAGCGAAGAACCATTATATTTTTACATGTATCAAACGTTTTTTGAAATTCATATTTTATATTTCTATCGGTTAACATCTTATCAACCTTTTTCTCATAATATGAACTTTTACATTTTGCACATCCTGTTTTATTAGTCATTAATGAGTTATATGTTATATTCCATTCATTTTTGCAAATCTTACAAATAACGGTTGATTTTTTTAATGCACTTTTATAAATAAATTTACTAAAATCAATATCTTCAAAATTCTTTTCTAATATAGCAATTGCTTCTTTCTGTGTTTTCTTTACGTTTCCATAACAATTTATACATCTTTTACCGGCAACTAAACCACTATATGTTATTTTCCACTCTCTACCACATTTTTTGCATATAGCTATAGACCTTGAGCCTGTTGTTGTAAATTTAAATTTAGATAAATCAATATATTTTGAACATTTTTTATTTAATCGTTTTAGTGCTTCTTCTGGGTTTAATTTACAATTTTTAACACAATATGGACATCCAGTTCCTTGTGATAATTTATCGGTACTGACCATCCATTCTTTTTTACATTTTTTACAAATAGCTGTTGATTTTTTATGGGTTCCCGTATAAACAAATTTACTAAAATCTATGTTTGTTCTTTTCTTTATTATTTTTTCCATAGGACTTCTTTCTTGAATAGCCTTTATCTTTTTACAATTCGGACAACTGTTTATTGTTGACAATCTCACATAAACAGAACTCCATTTATTTTTGCATATAGTACATTCACATGAAATTATTGTTTTTTGTCCAACGTATTTGAATTTATCAAATTTAATTGTTGGAAATTTTTTCTCAAATCTTTCTCTAACTTCTTTTGTGGTTGGAATGTTGTTCTTACTGCATTTTGGACAACCAACACCATTGACCAAATGGGAAAATCTACCCAACCACTCAATTGGTGGGTTGTGTTTATGGCAAATGCAAATTGATTTATTTTTTGATGTGGTGTAAATATATTTACTAAAGTCTATATCACACCCATGGGTGTTTTGTAATCTTTTAATTGCTTCTTCTTGTGTTAATTTTATATTGTTTATCATTGTTTCCTATTTTTAATTACACACCCATGTGAGAAAAGACCTTGAGCGAGTTATTGATGTGTACAAAAATTTTCTACGAAACTCACTATCCCACCATCCGAACTGATCTGAATCATATAACAATACTTTATTAGCCTCTGCCCCCTGAAATTTATGTACAGATAAACAATATGAATAATCACAGAAAATTAAATCTGGTCTATACTCTCCTTTCTCAAATTTAAGCTTACTTATATTAATCGGATTATTAATTAGCTTAGATGAAATTAAACAACTCTGTACACCAGCATCGGGATTATCAACATCAAGATATTCAATGTTAAAATTATTTCTAACTTTAGAACATGTAACTATTGCTATCTGCTGACCGTTGATGATAGTTTTATCTTTACTATTCTTAAGAAAAGTCATTCTATCGCCTCTGAGTGGATGTCCGACTTTACCCACTAATTCCCTATACTTTTCATTTAACCACACTCTAGTTGCGTTCTTACCTGCTAATATTTGATCATATTCAGTTATAGTGGATATATCAAATTCTCTAGTATGAATCTTCTGAAAGTCTTTATTCTTACAAAATGGAATATTGACACCTTTACGAATCAATGTAGATAATTTAATAATTTCATTATCCTCAGCTTGTCTACATATTGTTTCAAGTTTAGCATCTAATCTATCCTCAGCCATAAGATTAAATGAATCATTAATTGGGGGTAACTGACAATGATCCCCATAAGCAATAATTGGAATATCGAATGACAACATATCTTCCCATATATCCTGCGGTATCATTGATGCTTCATCCACCACAATCAAATCACATTCTATATCCGAGCTATCTTTTAATGTAAATTCATAAAACAATTGTTTAGTTTCTGGATCTACACCAGTTACAGTTTTATAAAGTAGCGAATGAACGGTTGAAGCTGGTATGCCTTTATTGTGAAGAACTCTAGCGGCTTTAGCTGTCGGAGCACAATACTTAACTTTAGGTTTACCTTTAAGATACTTTTCTAACTTTGAAGCTATTGTGGTTTTACCTGTTCCAGCACAGCCTCCGAATAGAAAGTAATTCTTCTTTCCATTGCTATACCATTCAGACATGGCATCGACAACTTCTTTCTGATCTTTCGTAAATTCAAATTTAGACATCGCTTCTCACTTTGTTTTATTGTATAATGTTTTTTATTATTTCGACATTTTCTTTAGATTTACTTATCCTAAATCGAAATACCCACCTAGCTTCTGAAAACTCAGTTGTATATTTAATTCCAAGTTCATTTAATTTATCAATAACATATTTATATTGTTCTTTTATTTTATTTTCATTAGTATATAAAATAAAAATTCCAATTCCATAACTAGTTGGATAACAGTCTAAGATTTTATCATCCAACAAAATTTCAAAATATTTAGAGAAATCAATATATAATTTATTAGAACTTATTTTATCCATTATATAATCAAAAGTCATTTCTTTTTTAGTTGCTTTAATAGTCTTCATTGCCAAAGTTGATTTATCAGTTATTGTTATTTCATTTGCAGAATCTTTTGAATCATCTACCCAATTAATACTATTATAAAACGAATACATAAATCCAATATCTGTAAGTTTATCTAATGTTTCATTTGATATATTCATTTAATGATTCCTTTTGTTGGGGTTACTCTTATAATACCCAGTTTAGTGGAAAAGTCAACAGTAGATGTAGATTAATTTTGAGAAAACTTTCTCCAATTTTATAAATAAAGATGAGGTAAGGTCAAATGTTCGATGCACTTGACCACCACCAAGAATAAGAAAGGTGGTTGTCCCTCAATAATATTTATAGAATAAGGATAGTATTATGTGTAATGTACCACGTTCCACCCGACTTGTCAAATTTATTTCAAAAGCAACCAAACTCCACAAAGGTAAATACGATTACTCTCGAGTTCACGAAACATTTGAACGCAGTCGATCTATTGTTTTGATTGGTTGCCCAATACATGGTTGGTTTAAAACTACCCCCGGTCAACATTTAGTTAGCAAAGGGTGTAAAGAATGTATGCCGAGACGATGTTCAGTTGAACAAAGATGTAAAATTTTTATTGAAAAAGCAACTAAACTTCATAAGGGTAGATATGACTACTCTCGTGTACATGAAACATTTAAAGACAGTTCTTCTAAAATTAAAATTGGATGTAACATACATGGATTTTTCACCACAACAACTGACATCCATTTACAAGGCAGTGGATGTAAAGATTGTACCGTTAATAGAGGTTCACTTAAAACTCGATGTAATAATTTCATAACCAAAGCCAACAAAGTTCATAATAATAAGTATGGTTATATATTCGCTCATGTTCATTACTTTGATAAAAATAAAAAGATACCAATAATGTGTTGGAAACACGGCACGTTTGAAATACCACCAGCATCACACCTAAGGGGTGGAGGTTGCCCTAATTGCACTCACAACTGGGCTTCTGTTGAAATAAGAGCACAGAACTTTATTGATGAAGCCACCAGAGTCCATAGAGGTGCATATGAATATAAGCTATCAGATTACAAAAGTAACAGAGATATGATGAAAATATATTGTAAAGCATGTAAAAATGTATTTGAACAGGCAGCATACTCACATCTCCGTGGATGTGGGTGTTCCATATGTAGTATGTCTAGCATGGAGTTAATTATATTTAATAGACTAAAAGAGAATAATATTAAACATGAATCAGAAAAATCATTCCCCGATTTAAGGGGTAAGAGTGGACGGAAGTTGAGATTTGATTTCTATTTACCAGACCACAACACCTGTATTGAGTGTGATGGGGAACAACATTTTAAATGGGTGCCGGGTTTTATGACTAGACAGTCTTTTGATAAGTTACAGGAAAATGATAAAATTAAAGATAAATATTGTCATGACAATGGAATTAGAATGATTAGATTAACTAAAGAGGACTTTAAGCCATCACGAAAATAGATTAGAACCTTTTTCTGTCCAAATGACAAACTTCCACCCTTTCTTTTCACAATATGATTTTGCACTTCGCCACTTAGCCTGATTCCTGGCGTAATCTAAAATTTGATACATATAAGTTGCTCTGCTTTTTTTTCCTTTTTTCCCCCTCACCGGTAATTGTGTTTGTGAGAATGGTTTTATTTCAGCAAGTAGAGTTACTGTTTTATCTGTTCTAACATCAATATATTGAATAAATAAATCTACTATATATTGATGAATAGAACCACCTCTAGTTGGGTCTGAATACGGTATTGAAATGGATTCTGAAGACCACTTAAGTACCTTATCACTCCTATCCAAAATCACGAAGCTTTTACGTTCCCAAGAAGATCTCCACACAGCTATACCATTGTTACCAAGATACTTAGAAGTGTTTACTACATGATAAGTTCCCTGATGATATTTTTTCCCGTTCCTTGGACGACCTCTAGCCATTTAACTCACCATTTCAAATATTTTATCAAAATAAATTTTCTTAGATTCAGTCATCAAATCTAAAATATTATCGGCTTTAGGTAATGACTTTATCTTATATAAATAAAATGCTTTCTTCTTTTCACGCAAAATAATAACATATTCTTTACCATGATCAAGCATTTCACCCAAACCAACATTACTAATCATTTTAGCTATCAGAGCTTTTAGTTTAAAGTGTCTGAAGAATATAGTTGATAATTTACTTATGTCGCCGTTAGTCCACGTTATAACACTATCAATGGGGTACTCTCTAACCTCATCTAATATTGCTTGTCTATTTTTACTTTTAATATATCTATTTCTGGTATATACATCAAAGTTTGCTATTATAGTTTCAACTAATGCTTCTGTATCAATGAAGTCTTTCCAATCTGTATCATACCTAATAGAATAATATATCACTTGTTGTTTATTGGTACGAAAATATTCATAGTATCTATCTATACAGAAATCATAAGCTTGCTTTTTTGATTCAAATACAAAATAATTATCACCTTTTATTTCAAAAATATAACTATCTGTGTCTTGAACTCTGCCAGCTAATTTTGCATCAGTAGTATCAAATTCAAGTGCAATCGCATCTAAAATTTCATCTTTTCGTTCATCGGTCATCATAAAATTATATTACCATTTTAGTTTTATATTATTTATAAATTAGATTGCCAAATTTATCCAAACTACATAATGAGTATTTATATAATACCATTTTGAACTAAAAAGTCAACCCCAAATAAATTTATTTCAAAAACTTTCCTCTTTTTTATAAATAGAAGTAAGAGATGCTTTCTTTAGCTCTATCAAACTAAAGAAACTCTGGTTGGAAGTAGTACCAGATTAACATCTCATAAAACTATTTATAATGGAAGCAAATGAAAAAGAAGAAATCTACAATTAAATCCACAAAGACTTCAATGAAGTTTTCAAATACTAATAAGAAAGATGCCATCAAGAACATAATCTTTGAATACAAAAGAGTAATGGAAGAGTTTATTACTCTAATGTGGCTCATTGATGATTTAAAGCCTCTGGCAGACAAAGAACTTACTTCACAGGTTTCAACATGGCTAAGTGCCAGAATGGTTCAGTGTGCCTCTAAACAAGCTTCTGGTATAGTTAGAGGAACTAGAAGAAAACAAGAGAAGAGATTATTTGTGATTGGAGAACTAATCAAAGAGAATAAACTAAAGAGAGCTAGAAAACTCCAGAAAATATATGATGAAGTTTCAATCTCTAAACCAAACTTAAATAATGTTGAACCTGAATTGGATTCAAGGTTTGTTAAAATAGACTTAGATAATTCTACTTCCTTTGATGGGTGGATTGATTTGTGGTGTATTGGAAATAAATTAAAACTACAGATTCCATTCAAGAAAACTAAACACTTCAACAAACTACTAGCTCTAGGTGAACTAAAGAAAGGAATTAGATTGAGTTCAAAGAACATAACTTTTATGTTTGATATTCCAGAGGTAACTAAAAAAGATAGTGGAATTACTCTTGGAATAGATATAGGACTAAAGAATGTAATCTCCTGTTCTAATAGTCATATATCTAAACCAAACCCACATGGACATGACTTAGATTCAATCTGCTCTATCTTAGCTAGAAAGAAAGGAGAGAGTAAAGGATTCAAGAGAGCTCAAGCACACAGAACCAACTATATTAACTGGGCAATTAACCAACTAAACTTGAGTGGTACTAAACAAATAAACATTGAAGCAATTAAAAATTTAAGATATAAAAATAAGAGCTCAAGAAAATTAGCTCGCTGGACTTACACAGACATCTTTGGCAAGATTGAGAGTTACTGTGAGGAACATGGTGTCCATGTTCTAAAAGTAAACCCAACCTATACCTCACAAAGATGTTCAAACTGTGGATGGACTCGTAAAAGTAATAGAAAAGGAAAACTGTTTAAATGTGGTCAATGCTCATTAGAGTTAGATGCAGATTTAAACGCTTCCATTAATATTTCTTTAAAGCTGAAACCTATATGGAATAAGCAACGACTGAAACAAGCCAATAGAGTAGGTTTCTATTGGCTTGTTGATGGACAGGATTCTATAGTACCTGTTGTATAAAGAACTAATTTGAACTTGAAGAAGTAGATTTTTCAATATTATTAGTAACTATTAGTGTCTTGAACTCTGCCAGCTAATTTTGCATCGGTGGTGTCAAATTCCAGAGCAATCGCATCTAATATGTCATCTTTTCGTTCTTGATCCATTTATAAATAACCCGTTAAGTTTTTCTATTATTTATAAATTAGATTACTTCTTTTTGAATTTTAATATATGACTATATTCTCCAACTTCCCAATGATAGCTTGAACCAGCTTTAACACAGCCAACCTCTCTTAAGGCTTCACCAACCACCTGTTCATTGAATACTTTATGTTTATGTGATTGATTTGGTGTTTCTCCATGAGCTTTACAATATTTAACATATTTTTCCTGATCTGGAAATACAAGAATCATAGTTCCATCAGATTTTAGTATGCGAGCAAATTCTTTAAGTATTGAAGCTGTATCTAAAAAGTCCTCAATCAAGTGGCTGGAATAAACCACATCAAACTGACCATCGTCTACGGGGATTCCTTTAGTTACATCACATGGAATATCAATAGTATAATTACTTCCATCACCATACGGAATTTTTAAATCACATCCGAGAAAGTCATCTCTAATAATATCACCCCCGAACCCAATATCAATTCCACTACATTGTCCGTAAGGTGGAATAAATTTAAGCATGTGTCTACGAACATTAGAAGTTTCTTTCCTCAGTCCAGTATTCGGGTGATTAATCTGCATCTTGACAATTTCTTCCGTTGTACATTCTTTATAATTTAGTTCACTAACCATCTTTAGAAGAATATCATCAACGAAGATAAAATTACCACCTTGTTCATAAGTCGTTAGATAAAAATCAAATGTGGATAAATCATCAAACGATAAATCAAAATCGACAACTGGTAATTTAATCATAGGTGTAATTATCGGAATTTTATTTTCATATAATTTCATGTGGTCAAAGTAACCAAGATTTGTACAAGTTGAACCATTAGTAAAATTACTGTAAGCAACTTTATTTCCCTGTTCAAGAGCATATATCATTTTACTAAAATAAGTTCTGTCAAATACAACATCTTCATCGTAGAATAAAACATAATCTCCAGTTATTCTATTAAGGACATGATTTTTCAATTCATCGACTGTTGCTACATCACGTTTCATATATATTGAAATTGGTAAAGGATAAGATTTAAGAAATGTTTTAGCTTCTTTAACCATAGCAAATTTTGACATCGAAGCTAAAACTTCAACATTCTTATAATTTTGATCTGAAATTGAATCCAGTTTAATTTTTAAGCTATCATCAAAATCTAAAATTGGTATTACAATTGATACTTTACCTGTACATGTAATA